TTCAGTAATACTAATGTTTCCATCAGCCAATTTTCTATTGACCTCAATAGATTGACTCTCATCTTTATTCTCTGATATTTTGTATTTCAACAAACCATTCATTACAGAGAAGATTTGGATGTCAAGTAAATCTTCAATAATATTTCTACGATCTGTAGATTTCAATTGCATGAATGGGATATAGTGATTTGCTCCCAATAAAACAATTTGAGTAAAAGATTTGTAATTCAGTTTAAGAATGGTCTTTTCAAGATACTCCTGTTGATCTGCGGTCTTGGCATCTTGATTTAATCGTTTACCATCGATAAAAATTTCAAAGATATTTTTCTTGATTCCTCTACGAACCATATAAAATTTACTACCAACTTCAAACTCTATCTCTACTAACAACCCGCCATCATTAATAGAGTTTATTAATTGAGGTCTATTGATTCTCCGAAACGGTTTGCTGAATAACCCGAAACACAAGGCGTCTAAGACGGTAGATTTACCTGATCCATTTTCTCCGACAATTAGCGTGGTGGAAATTTTATCTAATTGAATTTCTGTAAATTGATTGCCGGTACTTAATAAATTTTTCCACCTGATACTTTTAAAATATAACAATTTAATATTCTTTTAATATTTGGGGTTTTGTTGGAAGTTCAAGTTTATAACTCTTATCTTTAAGAGAATCCTTAAGAACATTATTAACCAATTGATTTAAGGTTATATCTTTCTCATGAGCTGTAAGTGTTAATATTAAAAGATCATCTGCGGATAATTCTATTTCTACTTCTGTTGTTTTTTCTTTTTTATTAACAGCTGCAAATGCATTCCTATCTCTTTCTCTTTCAATCTCATCCATGTCATAATTGGTCATGGCCTTTTCCTTTCTACATTATTTCTGCGGTTAATGCTTCATTATACAAATCTGTCATTAAAGCATTTAGTTCTGTTTTGTGTTCAATATTTAACGAATCAACATATTTACTTAAAATTGTCAAAGTATCTTGAGCCTCATCGATTATTTCATCATCTTCCATAAATTCTAAATCAGAAAAATTTTCAACTACTACTAAATTTGCAACATTTGCTGCATATAACTTATCTAGTACAGTATCAAACCAAAAGGGATTTGTTTTCTTTTGTATTACTACTTTTACGTAGGTATTTTCATACTCACTATAATCTTTTTCAGTTAGTGATTCAAAAGTAGAACCACTATCATCGTAATAAAATTTTCTAAACATCCTATAAGGGTTCTGTATGAACTCCAACGTTCTTTTGTCTGTATCGAAGATATGGAAGCCCCTGGAGTCTTTATAATCACTCCATGTTATCTCATAGGGATTTCCTAAATAGAAAACAGTCCCATCATCTGACCTGTGGTGAAAATGTCCACTCATAGCCATATCAAATTTATCAAAAATTTTTGCTTCTACACCTTCATAACTCCATGATCCGATATGTTGTTCAAATCCCTTAACCTCTAAATGTCCCATAAGAATTTGACATTGAGTATTTTTGATTGCTCTCATACATTCACCATAGTTGTCTTCATTTATCCACGGCATCATGAGTATGCCTAGTCCATCAAAGTCAACTTCTTTTGGAGATGAATATAACCATGGCTCCGTTACACCTTCCGAAGTAGTAAATATTTCTTCTACGGAATTTAATTCGTTGGTATTTTTGTGGAAAGTATCGTGATTACCGATAATTATGTGGGTATCTACTCCTATTTTCCAGAGGCGTTCAATGAAATTTGTTCGTAGGTCGTTTAGTATCTTAAAATTAATAAATTTTCTACGATCTACTACATCACCTAAATGGATGAGTGTTTTGATATTATGTTCTTCTAGATAGGGGAAAAACACATTATCATAAAATTTTCGGAAATAGTTTAGGAAGATAAGGCTATCTCCCCGAGCACCCCAATGGGTATCTGTTATAAGAGCTATTTTCATACCGCTCCCATAAAAAGCTCTAAATTCGACTCATTTTTTTTAATTATTTTCTTTTTTTTACTTTTTTCAAAATTATCTACAAAATCATCAACTACTATTTTAAAATCAGAAGCTCTATAATCATTTACATTACCCATTGGCCCATCATCTATAGTTGCGTGTTCAATATTTTGCATAGTTTTATATTTTATATATAATTGTTTTTTTTCTTTTTGAATTCTTCGAATAAAAGCATAATATATAATTTGAGTAAAATACGCAAAGGGATTATTTGATTTTTCAGGATTGAAATTATGAATATAATGCAAACAATTTTCTATTCCATCAGAAATCATATCATTTTTAAATGTATAATTTATGAAGTTTGGTCTAAAGGATAATCTTTGAGCTATCTTCAGAAATACAGACCCTAAATATTCTGAAATTATTGGAAGGTCTTTATCATTGTTAATAGCAATGGTATATTCTTTTTTATATTCAATCATCGCTTCTAAAAATTTTGCATTATCCACATAATGTATTTTAGCTACTTTTTTTCTTTTTGCCATATTATCTCCTAATAAAAATTTCAATTATACTTATTATTATATCATATAATCCAGATAAGTCAAGATATCAAGATATTATAAAGTTTATAGGGAAATTTTTCATCTTCATATATTTTAATTCTTTCTTCAAAATGTTGATAAGCAAAATTCTTTCTTGCGCCTGATCTTAAATCATCTGAAATATCATATAGTACCGTTTCTTGATTATTATCTGATATTCTCAATCCTCTACCTATCGATTGAAGATTTCTAATCCTACTCTTAGAAGGAGAAGCGAAAATAATGTTATGAAGATTCCGAATGTTGATGCCGGTACTAAATACCCCATAACTCGCCACGATGATGGCGTCCTGTTCTTCTTCTGCGATTGCTCGTATTCGTTCTCTGGTTTCCATATCCGTTCCGCCATGTACAAAATAAGTTTTCCTATTGGCATCTGCTTTCTCCTTTATCATATCGTATAAAATACGTCCATGTTTTTTAACTAATCTAAAGAGTAACAAAGTATTACCATCAAGTGATAATGCTAAGTTTTTTATATATTTATTTCTTTGTTGATTCCCCACTAAAAATTCTAATTCATCTATATATTTACTTTTTCTCATTGCAAAACACACATCTTTATGATACTGTAATAATAAGATTTTTATACTAAAAGATGCTAATTCTTTCTTATCAATTAATTTTTTAGTTGTGGTCACTTTATATACTCTTCCAAATAACCCCTCCAATACTAATTTATGAGTTTGAGTACCATCTAATGTTCCCGTTGTACCTATTCTATATTTCGCATTTACACATTTAGTCATAATGGATGTAAGAGATTTTGACTTGAATCCATGTGCTTCATCACCAATTACCAACTTATATGGTTCAAAAATCTTCTTTTGGAGTTTATAAATTGATTGCCATGTCGAGATAACTACTTGTTTATCTGAAACTTTATCTTGACCAGCATAAACTTGGTGACAAAATTTTAAGGAATCCCATCCATATTCTTGAAAATCTGCAGATAGTTGAGATACTAAGGAAGTAGTGGGAACTATTATAAGAGTTTTTACATTTAATGCTCTAACAATCATATAAATTATTAAAGATTTTCCACTTGCGGTTGGAGATACCAATAATGATTTTTGATAAGATAGGGCGTGGTAAAATGCTTCTAATTGATAATCTCTGGGAATAAACGGTAAGTTGAGGTGGTCAATAAACTCTTGATTTTTTTCTATCTTTTGTGGTTTCCACCAATCTCCATCAGGAATTACTTTATAATTATGTTTTTTTGCAAATATAAAAACATATTCAAGTAATCCACTATAAAGGTACCTATTATGTACATTGAAGAGTCGTATTTTACCATCCCAAATTTTATTACGATACGCCGGCATAAAAGTATATCCCGGAACATAAAACGTAAAGTAATCACATAATTCTTGAGCAACAGATGGTTCACAATTGATTTTTAAGTATACCTCATCATGTTTAGATATACCTATATCTTCAATTCCCTTCTGTAAAACGTTTCCAGTCGATTGCATTTTTAATTAAATATCCTCTAGTGGATAATCCTTTCACTATAGATTCAAGATAATCAACCTTTTCTTCTTGTAGTGCTAGTAGTTTCTTAGATTCTATTACATTCTCATCAGCATCTATGTATTCTTGTACATCTGCTTTAAGTAATTTGTATTGAAATGGTTCCCAATCTGCTGCCTCTAATTCTTCTTCAGTCATCCTTCCACTATAATAATCTCTTTTTCTTTTAATAAGACCAGCAAACAGAAATTTTATTTCCTTGAACTTTAACCGTTCATTAGAATGAAGTATTAAGTATTTGTTATGTAGTTGGGGGATTTTGACAGATTCTTGAGATAGTTCTGTCTCATCAATAGGGCAATCTTGGGTCCAAGATTTCTGTATTTCTTCAAAATTCATTATCAATTATTCAAAAGGTTTCTAATAGTATATATGCTATAATTAAAGGTAACGTTTGATATTAAACTGGTTGTTTCTGAAACACTACTATCAAATGTTAATTCTGTTAGAGCAGTAGGAAAAAGATTTTCAAAATGTACTTCTAACGTAGGATTCATTGAACTACTCAAAATGGTTAATACTGCACCAGAATATTTAGGTTGAGGACCTGTTATCCAATTAAACATTTCTTGCCAATTCTTTAAATATTCATCAACAACAAATCCTACTTCTAATAATTCATATTCTACACCACCTCCTCCTAAACCAAGACCAGTTCTTTGTGGTCGTCCATATGTGATGACATCCATTGTTAAACCGGGCAAATTAACAGTTTGAACAAAAAATGTAGTTGCAGGATAAGCTGTAAGTTCAAATTTGAATTGAACTTCCGTTAACGGATTTATATTTTTTACTTGATCATTTAAAGCCATTTGTACCTCTACTACTATTTAGTAAGCATAAAAAAAGGGTGGACATAAAAGTCCACCCTTTTAAAGTCATCTTCAAAAAGAAGATTACATCAAGTTTGCAACTGTAACCACACGGTAGTAGCGGTTTTCGTTAGCTGTAAGTGAACCGTCACCAGCTCCATTACCTGAGGCACCGGTATCATTAGCAAAAGGATTAGATACTAAACCGTAACGGGTTTTGAATCCAATTTTTGGCTGAAATGAGTTCTCACCGACTGCACGAACCATTTGCAACGGAACGTAAGGACAATAGAACATCCCTGCATCGTATGCAGATGAACCTTTGTAACCAACAGTAAAGAAGTTAGTTGCAGAAGTAGGTGCATAAGGATCAACATACACTTTGAATCGACCATTAAGAGTACCAACCATTGTAGTACCTGTGTCATCAGCATGAATGTCATTACCTGTTGGAACACCAGACAATTGTCCGGCCATTGCTAATGCAGATGCTACATCCGAAGAAGTAACAAGAATATTACCTTTTCCTCTGCGAGTATCTTTAGCAATTGCATTTGCTTCACGTTCAATCTGGAACATCAAGCCTTTGAACTTCTCAACAGACCAACGTCCATTTGAGTCTGTATCAAGATCAAACGTACCGGGTGTCGCAGTATTGTGTTGCGCGCCAGGCTTAGCGTTTGTATAAATGGTTCTCATAACTTCGCGGTTAATCTCTGCAAGAATTTCACTTGAAAGAATATTTGACAATTCTGTTTCAGCATCCAAACCGTGAACGGCTTTAAGATCCTGTGCCAATTCCATTGTGTACTCAGCTTTGAGTGCACGTGACTTAGCAGTAACAGTTACTTTGTCAATTGCGAATGCCATCTCTGGGAACGTAACGTTCTCAGCTGCGGCTGTTCCCATACCAGTACCAGCTGTACCCTGCATGGCTCCTGTTTGTGAACCGTGTGAACCAGCTCCAGTAAAGGCGGTATCAGCTTCATCGTGTAAAGCTTCGTCACCATCCTGTGTGGTATAATGTGATTTCATTGCAAAGATTAATCCCGTAGGTCCGTTCATGGGTTGAACACCACAAACATCATAAGCAATGAGATTAGGCATCGCTCTACGAACTAAAGAGATTAATACAGGATCAACATAACTTATGTTGTCACCGCCGGAAGCACCAACTCCCATTTGGTTGTTATGTCCTGCAGGCGCTGTTTCCGATAAGGTTCCAAACATTCCACCACTATCTGCCTGTTCCCGCATTGATTTCTCTTGGTTTTCCAAAAGAACTGCAGTAACAGCCTTACGATATTGATCTTTAATCTTCGGAAGATCCTCATGTTCTAGCACCGGACCCCACTTCTTTTGAAGGTCTTCAGATAAGTACATTTTTGTCTCCTATAGAGTTTATATTAATTGTGAAAGCGAGTTATCGCTGATGTATAATGTTTCATATTTTCATCGAGTTTTACTGTAGATTCCTCTTCAGAAACTTCAATGTTTTCATCTGTCTCAGTAATTTCAGATGTTACGGCTTCGCCCTTAGGAAAATAACTTTCTTTCAGAACGGATAATTTTTCGGCATATTGTTCAGCATTTTCATATTCGATACCTTCTGCCAACTTAGAGATTTTTTCCGTTTCAGTATCGGCTAAATCTTTAGTTGCTGATTTAAGGACATCTTCTTTTTTGAACTTTGCCAATTCTTTTTGGAGTTCTACTCCACGATTGATTTCTTCGTCTAAAGAAGTTTCCAAGTCGTCAACTTTTGTGAATAAGTCGTCAACCATGTCAACTTTCTCTTCTGGAATATCAATGTAATGCTCTGAAAAAAGTGTTTTAAGTCCAGACATGAAATCTTCAACCAATTCGGAACGAATTCCTCTTTCGATTGCCAATTCATTTTCAGACATCCACTCTTCAACAACATAGGTAAGATACCCATCAACCTTTTCTGTAAGTTCTTTTTGGAAATTATCACTATTTGCTTCGTGCTCTGTTTCATGTTGAGCTTCAAGTTCTACCAACTTAGCGTTAACTTCTTCCAAAACTTTTGCTTGAACTGCTGCTTCAAAAATGGTAGAGGCTTTCTGTTTGAATTCCTCCGTTAGTCCATCTTCACCTTGTATAAGTGCCTCAACATCTTCTTTTACATCGATATTAAGGTCTTCGGCTTTAACAGCTGCTTTAGTACGCTTAGATTCTACTTTTTCTTCTTCATCATCTTCTTCCTCGTCTTGTTCAACGATAGCAAAAGATTTCATAATTTCTTCATATTTTGCAGTTAGTTGATCTTTTTTCAACTTATTAGCGATTTCATAAACTGATTTCAACATTCCATTTTTAGTTTTTGGAATTACTGATTCAAGTTTTGTTTTATCACTAGGAATAGTTTTCTCTCCCTTTTCTGCGGTTTTGAACTTGGCTTTTTTGTCCCGTTCAAAATCTTGTGATTCTGAGGCTTCTTCTTCATCATCTTCCTCATCATCACCATTTTCTTCGTCAACTTTTTCTTCTTCATCATCGCCGTTACCTTTTTTCTTGGCATCGATGGCTTTTTGTAGTGCGGGAGGTAAACTTCCTTCTTCTACTTCATCTTCTTCTTCTTCGCCGTCTGAAGAATCTTGCTCAGTAGCAGCTTTCCGTTTTTCAGAAAGTTCTTCTTCTGTCATCTCTTCAGACTCTTTGGCTAAAATTTCTTCAGACATCTAAATCTCCTTGATTTTATTTAAATTAGTATATTTACTATAGTGTTATTATTTAGTAAAATTATAACTTTGACATAAACGATTTGAAAGCACTTATTTGTGTTTTTTCTACCGTTTTCCGAGAAAGCTTGATTTGTTTTTCGATTCGGGCGACTTCTCGTTCTCCAAGAAGACCGTTATCCCATATCCATTCTTTTCCTTCCATAATACCATTGACAAATGCCGCTGGCGCAGAAGGGTCGGCTACAATATCTGCAGCAGTAGCAAGATAAAAATCATCTTGTACTTGACTAACATTGCGTCCTACAGGCTTTAAGGAGCCCATTCCTCTGGATGAGACACCCAAACGGGCGCCCTCATCGATTAAATTCTTTACTATTTTTCCATAAGGCGTATCCATAATCTTTGCTCGGCCCATAAAATTATCCCCATCTTCATTTATTTCCTGAATCATGTGGGAAACTCGTTCCAAATTAACTGTTGGTCCTTCTGGGTGGCCTAATTCACCGAATGCTCTATTTTGTTTGATATAATTTTGATCATATCGTGTAACTTCTTTTTGAAGAATTGCTTTTGGATATACTCGACCATTCCTATTCTTCACATTAGCCTGCATGAACACACCTTCAATGAAGTAATTCTTCGCTCCACTTGGTGCTGTTTCACATATAAATTCAACATCTTCTAATGTTTCGCAAATAAGTCTCATTATTCTCCTTTACGGTCTATTTCCTAATACGTAATCAACTGGATGACCCAATCGATTGTTTTCTTCATAAAGCGGAGTATCATATCCTGTTGTTTTAGATAATTCTATCCAAATTGTATAAGTATCTCCTGATCCAGCTCCTACAGTACTAAACTGTATATTTCCTAATTCACCACCTGCATTACCTACTGCATCTATTGGAATAGCTGGCCATTCTAAATTACTACCATTATATACTCCATTTCCACTTAATCCTGCGATAAGTGTTTCTGTAGTCGAACCATCCCATTCTACATTTACCTGCATACCATTACATATCCATTGCATTTTATTGATAATAACTGAATGAGTCGTTGCCGGTAAAGCAGCAGTACCTACTATAGCTAAATTCGCTCCCGTAACGCTTCCAATAATATTATCTCCAACACTACCAGTAAGTAAAGCAGTAGTTGCTACTTTGTTAGTATTATCCCAACCCACTACTTGTACTTCTGTTCCCAATGGTTTGTAATCTACAACTATATAATATTCAGCACTATCTGTGACAATTGATTCTCCAATTTTAAATCCTGTATTTCCGCCAGCTGTGTTCAATATTATATTATGCCATGCCCAATTAAGTGTGGAAAGGTCTATCTTCTTAACATCCGATTCACCCGTTCCATCAGAAACATTAGTAAATTTAAATACAGTTTTCGTTTCTGTATCAATTAATTTTTGACTTGTTACTAAATCAGCCATTTTCTACTTCCTCGGATTCCTGTTCTACTTCTCCATCTCTATGTAGAAAAGAGGTGGCAATTTCTTTTTTCTTATTTTCTAATGTTACCATTACTTTTTGTTGAAGGGCATCATTAATTGCTGCCTTTACTTGTGCGGCATCACTATTAACGGATAGCGACACAATATTCTCAATTGCAGACATTTCGGACATATAACTTCTCCTATTATTAAATATCTAATTATATTTATACTATTTATAAACTTTAACCACTTATTACTTTTAAATCGGGCTTTGCAGCATACTCTTCCCATGGCTGACCGCCACCTTCACCTTCTGCTCCTTCAGGTGGTTGACCCTCTAATTTTTCTAGCTCCATCTGATCTTTAATTTCATCGATTTCTTCTTGCGTCAATTTAAGAATTTTCTTATTAATATATTCTTTAGAAAAGAATTTACCAACAACTTCATCTCTATATCCCATATCTTGAACCAAAATAGTCAATCGTTCTTTCATCATTTGAGAATCTTGTAATTCTTTAAAATGAGAATCTG